TCAAATAACCAACTTAACCCATTCCTGACCTCGAGTATCGTTATAGCGATCGGTGGTTGCCTGGACTTTATGTCCTAGTAATGTTTTTGTATCGATACCCTGTGCACGGTACAGCCGTTCTGATAGAGAGCGTTGTTCATGAAATGTTGGCGGAGTTTTTCCTGCTGGTGGAATTATCCCAGCCAGATCCCGTGCTTTGGCAAAGTAGTCGCTCAGGTTGTCTTTACTCATCGGCTTCGGTTGTTTCTGGTGCCGACTATGGATTAGATATGGACTTAATATTCTGTCTCGGCACCCATCAATAACTTCTTTTAACGTTATCCCAATGGCATCACAGCGTAGTGTAAGCGGTAACGCCAGACGCATTCCGGTTTTTCCCTGGGTGATATGCAAGTGTTCGTTCCACACATCTGAAAAACGCATGTGGCAAATGTCATCACGGCGCTGACCAGTAACAATCGCAAGAAGCATTGCGTTACGGATAAAGTGTTTTTCAGGCGTTGCATTGTAAATTTTTTGCCAGTCTTCCATGGTGAGCCTGGCTCTGGTTACTTTAGGGATCGGTTTACGGGTAGCCTCCGGAGGATTCCATCCAGGAGGAACTTCCCCTGCATGCTGTGCTTCTTTATAAATATCAACCCATAATCCACGATTTACTCTCGCTGTGCTGACCATGTCTTTATCCAGCCACTCATCCAGTATTAATGCAAAGTCTCTTACTTCCAGTTCTTTCAATGGGTGGTTTCCCAGACGGGAAACCAAGTATGCAGCCATTCGAGTTTTTTCTTTGTGAGTTGTAGCTGCAATATCTCCATTTTTCAGTCGCGTGTCCTGTATTTTCAGATATCGATCAACCCATGCCTTTAATCTGATACCCCGACGTTTTGTTGCTGACGGACTTTCATCAATTTTGCGCATGAAATATTCAGCTTCTGCTGCAGCTATTCGCTGATTGGCTGTGGAAGCGATTTTTTCTGCCTTACCTTTGTCTGTTCCGAGTCCGTGAAATTTTCCAGTCACAGGATTTTTATACTGGTAGTAAACTCTGCCAGTTCTGCGATCAAACTTTTCGTAAAGACCGGCTACGTCAGTGCTGTTTTTTCGTGGCCTCGGTGACATGAGTTAAAATCTCCTTCAGTGCATCATCATCGCCAGTATGAATTTCCGGCGCAATTCCCGTTTCACCAGGCCCAACAAATACTGCTCGGCGATCTATCAGCCAACGCCCACGAATTTTTTGTGGCCTTGGAACGATGTATCCTAGTTTTCCGTATTTCACCAGGGTAGTGTTTGTTATTGGGAGACTGAACCGTTTTGGTTTCCACTCGTCGAGCGTTATCAGGTACTGTTCGCTCATGGCTATCACTCCGGAACGCGCCAGTTGCAGAATATCAACGACAACTGGCGACGGTTGAACATTAAAAATCAGCCTGACTCGGGATCAGTTTTTGCCAGATAACTGAAACGTATTTTGCCTGGTAACGGGCGTCATCAAGTGCATTATGGCGCTCACCTTCGAATGGAATAGCCGTTCTGGCATCGAAGTCTATGGCTTTCCCCAGCTCAACGATTGTGCGTACATCGCGATCGTTGTAGTAACGCCACGGGCAGGGGATCCCCTGCCGTTCGTATGAACGGCGCAAAATCGTGTTGTCGAAGTTGGCTCCATTTCCCCAGACCTGAACAAAAAATTCACCGGAGTTTTCGTCGATAAATTCCCGCAATTGTAACAGTGCATCATCTAACGGGATTTCATCGGTCATAATGGCAGATTGCGCCTCGCGTGATTGCTTAAGCCACCATTTAATGGTGTCACGATCAATGACTCCGCCAGCAGTTTCCAGATCGATAGTCTTACTAAATTCCGGTCCCATATCTCCGGTTTGCGGATCGAAAAATATTGCACCTATTGAGATAATCGGGGCATCAGGATTTTTTCCCATGGTTTCAAGGTCGATCATTAGATGGTCACACGTCCTGCTGGTGGATGTGATAACGCGATGACCGTTCACCGTAATTAAGGGATCTGCCGTCTCGCCAGTTTCACTATCGCTGGCGTGATCCTGAGCGCTGCCAGCATTCTCCTTGTGTGGGTGTTCAGCGCCTTCCATTTTCTCCGAATCGTCTTCCTGAACTTCAACCTGGTTCTTGTCATCGAATGTTTCCTGGTATGTTGCGTCCCCCATCACCGCGCCACAATCAGGGCAGTTGCCACCACCGCTCTGACCGCAGGCGGTGCAGATTTTTTCCGGTTCCTGTTGCACTACTGGTTCAGGTTGTTTCGTTTCTGGCTCGTTTTGTTGCGTATTTGGGCTGTTTTGTTCCGCTTTCTGGTCGTTCTGTTCCGTTTCTTGCTGGTTCTGGTTCACAGTATCGCGGGTCTGGATCCCCTTAACCCATTTCGGATCATTCGGGTCGCTAATCCCTTCAATAAATTCACCACGTGATGCAGCAAGCAACTTATCGGCGTCAGGCTGGCTGATATTGGCTGCCTGCATAATTTTGTTTACTTCGTCAGCGGTAACTTTTACCGGTTCTGGCTGTGCGGTCGTGTCAGATGCACCAGTATTTTGTTGTGAACCTGAGTATGTACTGTTTTTGCGGGCGAAATATTCTTCTTTCGTGATTTCAGTAGCCCCGGCAGCCAGCGCCTTATCCAGACCAGAAAGTTTGTTTGCGCGACCGTATTTTTCGCCATCCTTGTCGGTGAAGAGGAAGTAGAACGGCCCCTCACGCTCTACAGATGGTTCGACTTCCACTTTGCATTCGGTTTTTTCGTTGTCCGGAATTGCCGTTTCCACTGCATCAGTTTCTGGTACTGGCGACGAGAGAGTATCAGTTGCGCTCTGATTTGTTCCTTCATCTTCAAACACGCCCTTTGTAGTCAGGTATTCAGTAATGTATTTGTTCAGTGCCACAGGATCTTTGTGAATGTCGATCGGACGTCCACGGACAAGGCCAAAAATAGTCTGGCGGTCGTAGCGAAGGGCATCAGGCTGTTTGCGCATCGATGCCGAGATACGCTTCCAGTCTTCGCGGTCGTTGTCGATAACTTCATTTTTTGCCCAGCGATGGATGCTGCCGTCAATGTTTCCGGCATCCACATCACCAGGCCAGAGAGCGTAGGCCAGTTCGTCATCCAGTGTTTTCCATGTCTGCTTGTATTCGCGATGAATGACTGCAGTGACAGGGGAGATATTTTCTGCTGAGTTTTCAGTGTGCTGTCGGTTGACTCTGGCGCGGGCGAGATCAACAGCAGACGTGTATTTTCCGGTTTCCTTGCGTTCACCTTCGCGACGTTTTTTCCAGATGCGCATCTCTGCCTGAATTTCGGGCCATTTAGCTCCAGGCTTACATTTATGCTTAACCCACCCGATGGCATGCAACTTAAGTTCTGGATACATGGCGTTAACTTCTGGCATTTTCATCAACGCTTCAACGATATGTCCGTCGAATGTTGCCATGTCTTCCTGCAACAATTCCTGCGCGCTAATCACCATATCAACGGTGATGTTTTCACATGTGTCGAACTTAACCATGACAGCGTTCTGTACTTCAGGGGCCAGCTTGTCAAAAGTGACGTTCATCGGATCTGATTCAGTCTCAACCGGGACAAAGGAAGCAGACTCCTCATCCCAGCGGTTTTCCTGCATATATTCAGCATCCCAGGAATCGAGGGCAGGGCGGGGTATACCGGGTTTATCCTCGCAAACAAGAAATTTATAAGCGCAGTCCTGAGCAGCCGGATAATGCTCCAGGAATTGCCAGTGAAATTTTGCGCGGGCGCGACGTTCATCACCGGCTTCAATGGCAGTGGCTACAGCGACTGCACCTTCTTCCTTTATTGCCTGTTCGTCCGGAATGGCGGCGCAAATAAAGACTTTACTCATTTTGTTTTACCTCATTACAGATTTAAGGGTGAACAAATCCCTGCCATTGCTGGCATATAAGAATGAAAGCGGATGTTTATTACGGAACTGTTTTAAAGACCTGCCGGGATTTCGTTATTATCCTGGTGAATAACTTTATCGACCGGGTAACAGTTACCGGGAATTTTCTGTTCGGTTGCTGCAGTCATACATTCCTGCATTGTCCTGTGAACACTGACTGCAATATCAACTGGCTCTCCGGAAACAAGATAAACTGTCAGAACAAGCGCAAATGCTGAATTCATTGTGCACATCCTTTTGGCATCAGACGTAAACGAGCCAGCATTGAAACAATGCATATTTTATTTAATAGCTCCCGTTCTTGTTTTCTCTTGTTAATGGCATCTTCAGTAAATACTGGGTTACTGATAGTGACACCAATTTCAAAACAACCTTCAGACGTATTAACGTTTGGTAATAACGTTTCCATTATCGCGTCCTCAACAATGAATTTTGTGATGCGGTGCCTGGTGCCTCCAGGTGACGTTAACCAGTTAACAATTAACGCCGGATACAGAGAACCCACCCATAACACTGTTTTTGGTTTTAACTGTTCCGCGTGCGCTCAGCCGCATTCACCGCATCACAAAATTCACTTTAAAAAGGGCGGCAGAGCAGTCACGGAGTAAAACTGATACCGCTAAACGCCACCAGAAAATTGATAACAGAGGGCGTTGCAGCGGGGTTGTCACTTAAGCGTATGGTCAACCTGACAACCCGGTGTCCTCAACGGGGAAGGAATAACCCCGCCATACTTACCGCCGCGCCATTTCGCGGATTGCCACAACCGGAAGCGCACGGTCGAATTAAATTTAACGACACCGTACAGACAGAATAACTTCGCCGTGCGCTTTCGCGTTATGTCCTGACTTTTCAGGGATATATCCTTCCAGTAAACTGCCAGTGCCGGATGCTCACCCGTGTCCGGCGCACGCACTCCACCTGACCCGTGGAGAACTCCTTAATTACCAACCCTCAGGAGGGTGAAATGACTAGTAAAAATGTAAATATCCAGTTTAACCACGATGTTTCTCCTGCTGGACTTGCGGATGAGCTCACTGCTATAAAAACGGCAATTATGCTACTTGCTGCTAAGTTGCCTGCGTCATCAAAGCCAGCGGAAATTTGTGACTCATTGCGTAAGATGAATTCAACAAAATGCAATGAGATGGCATCACTTATTGAAAGTGCAATTGATTTTAATGATTAATCGAAATTTCATGGCTAACTGTAACACTCCCATCTGTGGCGGGATGGTTTAAATCGCTGGGATTAATGCCGCACTCAGTAAAATGGTTCTTAAGGGGTTCTATCCGAATCCCTTTCTTTTTCATTAACAAGCCAAACCCCTTATCAATGATATCCATTAATTCCAGGAGGTATTTTTCATGTAAATCCTGGTTATCAGAGAGCTGCTTCTCTTCGTACAGACCGATAAAGGCACGACGCACGTTACCGGATATAGTATCGATGGTTTCTTTTTCTACGGTACTCAGGTCAAGAGTCGCCAGTTGGGAACGAACTATATTCGCTGCCATTTCCTGGAATTGCATTGGTAAATCTTTAAATTCCATTATTAGCCTCGTTGGTTAGCTATTAACGTGGGTATGTAATCATTCTGGCAATGCTTAATGCCGCTGCTTTTTCCAAATTGGTGATATCCTGCTCCAGAGCGGACAGATTTTCAGCCTGCTTAGCCTTGGCTTCATTGGCCCATTTCAGGTCCTGCGCGGCCTTAATTTTCTGGCGCATCCACTCATAAAGCTCATCATCGGTATAGTCTGGCGCGATGATGACGGGTTCTCGTTTCTGCATACTGATTCCTCGCGGTGCTGTTTCGCTTATCAGCCGTTAGATTTTGCCGAGCTGGAAAGCGCCCGTTTAAATTCGCTGAAGCTGAGAGCTTCTTCGCCTTCGGCAAGGCCTTCGAAGTATTCTTCGTAAGCCTTTTCCATGATTGTGTCGAAATCCATATCACTCACCTGAGTTTCTTTCCAGCCAGCGACGGGCACCATTTTCGGTTTTAAACGTTTTGCTTTTGGTATACGTCATCGCGGTGAACGTACCGTCCTGGTTGGGGAACACGCCACATACCAGAGATTCGCTGTTGCCAAGATCGATAGTATCCATGCTGACCTCATTTCCCCTTAACGCCGGGGTAGCGGAACTGTTTGCGGAGAACACCGTGCGGTGTATTGATGGAGGTAATTTAGTTTTCTCATTATTTTTCGTCAAGGTTTTTTGATGAGAAAACTCAAGTATTGGCGCAAGATAAAGCCAATACATTGAAATGTAAGGCTTTAAAATTTTGTGAAGGGATGATTATTGATGCTTGTTGCGTTTGCGAGCCTCTAATAGCTCGGTGAACAGGCGATTAAAATTCTCAACGCGGGCGCGGAGTTCGCTGAGTTGTGCTTGTTGCTCTGATTTAGGAAGTGCGCGATACAAACGCATCATCTCTAACTCATCTTCCGATAAGTCTAGGGTACTATCGAGTGAAACAGGGGGAGCTGGTGTTTTGTCCTCGTCGCCAAACAGTATCCAGGTTGGTGAACATTGCAATACCTCGGCGAGGCGATGCAAATTTTGCCCGCGCGGGGCTGTATGGTCACTTTCCCATAATGAAATTGATGAGCCAGATACGCCAGCAGCTTTGCTTAAACCGTTTTGACTTAAGCCTACCTGCTTACGTCTTTCTCTAATGCGTTGACCTAAAGTTTTCTCGTTCATATTTAGATATCTTAATAACCCTTGACTTGAGATTCCTTGAGTGATTAGCATTGAGAAAACTCAATATTGGAGGTGCGATGTTTAAATCAGACGTAATTAATTTTTACGGTACGAAAGCCAAAGTAGCGAAAGCTGCTGGCGTTGACCCATCTGCTGTTTCTCAATGGCAAGAGCTCGTTCCTGAAGGTCGCGCGATGCGTCTACAGGAGGCATCTGGCGGGGAGCTTCAGTATGATCCCAAAGTTTATGACGAATATCGTAAGACGAAGCGGGCGGGGCGGTTGAACAATGAAAATCACTCCTGAACAGGCTCGTGAGGCTCTGGATGCCTGGATATGTCGACCAGGAATGACACAGGAGCAGGCGACGATATTAATCACTGAAGCATTCTGGGCTTTGAAAGAGCGCCCGAACATTGATGTTCAGCGTGTCACATCTGAAGGTGGCGTGGTTGATCAGCGAGCGCTTGGCGTTAATCGAGTGAAGATATTCGAACGCTGGAAGGCTATCGACACTAGGGATAAGCGTGAAAAGTTCACAGCGCTAGTGCCTGCAATTATGGAGGCTATCCGGATTAATGATTTCAGGTTGTATCGTGAAATTAGTGACGGAAAAAGCATCACGTACATGATCGCCGGGTTAAACAAAGAATATGGCGATGTGGTGGAGTCCGGACTGCTTTTTGCTGATCCTGCCGTAGTGGATCGTGAAACTGACGAACTTATAGAAAAAGCAATTGCTTTCAAACTTGCGTATCGACAGCAATACCAACAAAAAGCTGGATGGAATTATGAGCCTTCTTTTTGCTGAACGCCCACTGGTTATAAACACACAGCTTGCGATGAAGATTGGCTTAAATGAAGCCATTGTGTTGCAGCAGTTGCATTACTGGTTGAGAGATACCAATTCCGGCATGGAATGTGATGGTGTTCGCTGGATTTACAACACAACGGAACAATGGCTGGAACAGTTCCCATTCTGGTCAGAGTCAACGTTAAAGCGCGCGTTTGCAAGTCTGAAAACGCTGGGGCTCTTGCGTTGTGAAAAGCTCAATAAATCAAAGCGCGATATGACCAATTTCTACACGATTAACTATGGGAGCGAGCTTTTAGATGATGGCAAATTGAGCGAATCCATCGGTTCAAAATGCGCCGCTCCATCAGGTCAAAATGACACGATGGAAGAGGTCAAAATGAAACGCTCCATTGGTTCAAAACGACCCAATGTCATCGGGTCAAAATGGCCCGATGATCCTACAGAGAATACAACAGAGATTACTACAGAGAATAAAAACACTTTTCGTCCGGAAGCTTCGCAACCGGACCCGCAGACGGCTGAACAGGATTTTTTAATCCGGCACCCTGGCGCAGTTGTGTTTAGTGCGAAAAAACGCCAGTGGGGTAGCCAGGAGGATCTGGCGTGTGCGCAGTGGATATGGGGGCGGATCGTGGGTCTCTACGAACAGGCCGCCAGTGATGATGGCGAGATCATGCGACCAAAAGAGCCTAACTGGACTGTCTGGGCCAATGATGTGCGCACAATGCGGATGCTGGATGGCAGAAGCCACAGACAAATTTGTGAAATGTTTGGTCGGGTACAGCGGGATCCGTTCTGGGTAAAAAACATCATGAGCCCGTCAAAGCTCCGCGAAAAATGGGACGAACTGGTCATCCGCCTGGGGCGTTCACCTGTACAGCGTTGTGTTAATCATATTTCTGAACCGGATACAGAAATTCCGCCTGGTTTCAGAGGATAAGTTTTGATTTCAGGTCATGAGGTAATTTTAAGGGGGACTTGTGGCAAAAGTTTTTACACAAGAAGAGCGGGAAAAAATTAAAGGGCAGGTGGTGGAACTCGTGCGCCAGAGCGGTCGTGAGACGTTACGGCAACTGGAAGTCAAGACAGGTGCGACAAGATATCTGATGAGCGTTCTCGCAAGAGAGCTGGTTGCCAGCGGCGATGTATACAACTCTGGTTACGGGTTATTCCCGTCTGAACAGGCGCGTAAGGACTGGCAAAATGCCCGTAAAAAGCTCTCAAGGGCAAAGCTGAAGGAACCATCTGCGGTTGATCCGGACCTTATCTGGTCATTACCTGACGGAGAAATACGTCGCTACGACAGGCGTCAGAACATAATCTGTCACGAGTGCCGGAAGAGTGAAGTTATGCAGCGCATACTAGCATTCTATCAGGGAAATGCTCGATATTTATTGAAGTGATGAGATTAAAGTTTATTAGTTCAGATATTGATTGGCTCTTTTGTGGAGTAGGGTAGAGTTAGTGTGTTTGTCTGCTTGGTGCCAGCAGCGGATATGTTTAACAACAGAAAGCATTCAGCATGGTTAGTGGATTTGCAAAGTGGATTAGGATTTGAGAAACTTTGATGAAGTTGTAAAGCTTGTTTCTATAAAAATAGAAATTTAACTAATAGTTAAACACACCTCCAGCTTCATTGAAAAGGATTATTAGCTATGATTGATCCACTTATTAGAAACTTACAGAGTGATATTGCACTACTCCAGCTTTATATCGCGCAACGCAAACAGGCAGGCTTTCATGACATGGAAAGAATAATTGAGTCATTGACCATCTTTATGTTTCGCGCGCTGAAAATGGGTGAACTGGTAAACATGAATCAGATTAAAGTTAATTTTCCCGCCATTGATTTAGCTGATAATAAAAACATGATAGCAGTTCAAGTTACTACGAATGCAAGTCCAGCAAAAATTAAAAAAACTATCGAATCTTTTGAGGAAACAAATGAAATAGGAGAGAGTCTGAAAGATAAATACTCTACTTTATATATTTTTGGTTTTTGTAAAGCCTCAAGATACCTAACTCCAAGTTATTGTAAAATAATCGACCCCAGCTATTTCGTGAATGAACTTTGCGATAAAGCAGATGAAGATATGGTCCAGGATATGATTGACGCCATTCGACGCCATCATGATTATACATCATTACATCCATGGAGTGATAAAGATTCACTCGAAATTATACTCAATATTATTAATCGCAATGCAATAAAACATCGGATGAGTTGCGAAGGCAGTCTGTCTGATATGCTCACTGGTTTAAAAGAAATTAATGAAGTAATTACAAAAGGAACAATTCAACGTAAGCAACGTTCAAAATCGATATCTGACTTCAAAGATCAAAGCATGGTGAAATTTATGAGAGGTGTAATGGATGATTTGTCTGTTATTCAAGCCATAGTGAACAAATCTAAAGTTAACCAAGGTGATATGGTTTATATAAGCCATGAAGATATGATTAATATTGATAAATTAAAAGCTAAAATAGCAAGTGATTCATCAGAGATTGCAAGGCTAAATAATATTGATATAACACTAAATGTTGTTGATTTATAATTGTCGATTTAGCAAAACAGAGAATGCTTTGAAAGTTTCACCGAGAAATATTTATTGTGAACCTCCTTATTGTTTATCGACTTTTACTCTCCGCTCATTGCAGTACTGTCGGAGAAGGCTACTATGTACAAGAAGCAGCTAACATAAGCGAGCATCACTATTGATATTAGGAAGAGTATATAAAAACTTCATGCTGAACCTTACAAAAGTAGGTAAACCGGCAATGGCCTAAGTGGCAGGGTCATGTTGATCCGGCACTGCCGAGCTAATAATTAACAAGCAAATCACTCTTTCTAATAATTTGTTGAAATAAACTAAATATGTATATGTTTACCAACAACCACATATGAACTACCTGCTTTGCTCCATGATTTTATTATTTCTAAATTATTATCTGAGCATATTTTACTTACAGTATCCACATCTAATAAACCATAGTAGAAAGCATTACGAGAGTTTTGGTATATATACCCATGCAAATGTTTAATACCGCTCTCGTACCTCTTGAAATAAGAACTTTTGTATTGATTGACAATCAGTGCTTCACCATCACTCTTTAATAATTTTCTAATCGCACTGAGGACTTTGTGAATTGTGGATTCACATGGAATTGCGGAAAGCACGTTTGCGCAAAGTATGAAATCATAATGATTTGTTATTTTATCTATATTTTCATAAGAAACAATATTAGCATTCTTATAGTTATTTATCACGTAATCTGGAATCGTGGTTTGTACACCTCTGATAATTTGCACTCTTTCTAGTTGTCTTCTGGAATCTAAAAATGTCACAGTTTCAAATTTATTTACTAATTGTTCTGAATATCTAAGTTTTCCACATCCAAAATCAAGGGCATTGCCATTTTTATTAGTGCTTTCAATCTGTTTACAGAGATAGTTAGATGGCATAGTGTGCGGTTTCGCTGCATTTTCTGAACGTATGTTTATTCCATTTATTTTGTAATTCAAAATCAACCTCGTTTAAAAAATATTGTTATTGTTAAAGAATTCTTTTATTTTGCTATCAGGTATTTGTCTTACTTGGCTTTCTGTTCTTGGTTTAACTGATGCTATGAAAATAAGGAAGTCAAATGCGACAAGAGAAATAATCCACAACCAAAGATTAATTAAAGAGCCAGTAACAGAGAATATATTTGTTAATTTGGCGATACTTATTATTAAAATAGTAACAAATGCGATTACTGTATGTTCAAAGAAAACCCAAAAGTAATAAACTTTGTTCCAGAAAAGTTCAACGTAATGTTTGTCTTTTAACTCTTTAACTTCTGGGTAATACAGTTTACTCATTACCTTGTGAGATTCTTCAGTAGTTAATTTTCTCGTAACGCCTGCAATTTTTGCTAATGGTTTAATAATTAAATGACTATCCCACATCTTCCTTATTCCAATAATTTTTGCTACATTATTATGTAGATCTAAAGCTCCACTAATTACTGACCAAAAAACTGAAGATGCAATTGGTAATATGCCAAAGGTTAATATCCATTTAATAAATTCCTCGTAGTCTTTAACGGGGGGGATATACTTGGCATTAATGCCAACCAATGGCATGTAGCCATAAATGACTAATGATAGGTAAAATATAAATGTAGTAATAAAAGTCGCCTTATGGAGCATAGGCAACATTTCATTATAACTCTTTGGTGGTTCTAACATTTTACTCTCCAAACATTCAAAAAAAAGCTAATCTTCTATAATAACGAAATTCAGCTGGCACAATTAAAGATTAATTGCCACCAATTTCTTGATTTTATAATTTTATCTAAATGTTTTTGATTAATCTAGTCCTAAAAGAAACCTACTGCATAAATATTTATGCTGATGACCCACTCCCTGTTCGTTAACACATAGCAACGTTAGTAATGCATCCTAAGTGATCAATATTTTTGCTAGCTTCATCTGCTCGCTCAAAGGGAACTATAATGTTGGCTTGCGTGTGACTTGGCATGTTTAAAGAAGTGCTGGTGGTGACTGGTTGCTGTTTTCCATTTCCACAGAACAAAATCATAGAAACTATACCCAGTAGTTGTATTGAATCACTGACGAGACAGCCTCATATTTATCAGGACTGGTGTACGTCCAATACAGGAGGTTGTGGTGCTGGTTCTCAAATGTGCGCTGGCTATTGCTGCTGTAATGGCAATTTATTGTCTTGCTGTTGTTCTTATGGATCACCTTTCTGATTGATTTCATATTGGCGAGGTAACGGTAGTTAAGTAGAATTGCTGCGGGTGCTTGAGGCTATCTGCCTCGGGCATCAACACCAAAGGCAGATAGAGAAAAGCCCCAGTTAACATTACGCGTCCGGCAAGACGCTTAACATTAATCTGAGGCCATATCTATGCTCTACACACGTAGGTTAGCCTCTTACGTGCCGAAAGGCAAGGAGAAGCAGGCTATGAAGCAGCAAAAGGCGATGCTCATCGCCCTGATTGTCATCTGTCTAACACTCATATTGCCGGCACTGGTAACGAGGAAAGACCTCTGCGAGGCACGACTCCGAACCGGCCAGACGGAGGTCGCTGTCTTCACAGCTTACGAACCTGAGGAGTAAGAGACCCGGCGAGGGAGAAATCCCTCGCCACCTCTGATGTGGCAGGCATCCTCAACGCACCCGCACTTAACCCGCTTCGGCGGGTTTTTGTTTTTATTTTCAACGCGTTTGAAGTTCTGGACGGTGCCGGAATAGAATCAAAAATACTTAAGTAGCGCGCAGGGATAAGAGGGATGGTCCCTTAAAGGGGAGAGCTAATTATCCGGAAGGATTCTGATGATGAACATCGAAGAACTGCGTAAAATTTTTTGTGAAGATGGCCTCTATGCTGTGTGCGTTGAAAATGGAAATATTGTTAGTCATTACCGCATTGTGTGTTTGCAAAAAAATGGGGCTGCGTTAATTAATTTTGTGGATGCCCGAGTGACGGACGGATTTATCTTGCGCGACGGTGAGTTTGTCACTTCATTACAGGCATTGAAAGAGATCGGAATAAAAGCTGGCTTTTCTGCTTTTTCAGAAGAATAAACTCATCTACAATCTTGCGCGGGGCTGAACTCCCGCTGAGTAACACCGTGCCACCGGAGAAAACCGATGGCACGCAACGCAAAATATTACAATCATGATAATTCGACCGTTCTTGCCCACACGCACGAGCGGTATTCTCATGCATTTAAGTCAGACTGGTACCAGCATCCCCCATGCACTGAAGAACAGGCCGAATGGCTCATTCAGTGTTACCGCAGGCGCGGATGCGAGGTTAAAAAAGCCCTTAGCCTCGACTACCGTCACTGGATAATCTCCGTCAGGCTCCCTTACTCCGAACGGCCACCGCGTCCGTCCTGCACATTCCAGCAACGGATCTGGAGGTAATGTGCGGGTATTACTTCGACCTGTTCTGGTTCCGGAACTCGGGCTGGTGGTCCTTAAGCCAGGCCGTGAATCCATGCCGGTATTCCACAATACCCGGGTACTGGTGGAGCCGGAACCGAAAAGCATGCGTAATCTGCCGTCCGGGGTCGTTCCTGCCGTTCGCCAGTCGCTGGCGGAGGATAAATCATTACTGCCATTTTTCAGCGACGAACGAGTGATTCGTGCTGCTGGTGGCGCTGGCGCATTGTCTGACTGGTTACTGCGCCATGTTAAATCCTGCCAGTGGCCACACGGCGATTATCACCACAGTGAAACCGTCATTCACCGTTATGGTACCGGCGCAATGGTGTTGTGCTGGCACTGCGACAACCAGTTGCGTGACCAGACCTCAGAATCACTTGAGCAACTTGCTCACCAAAACTTGTCAGCATGGATGATTGACGTCATCCGTCACGCAATCAGCGGTACGCAGGAGAGGGAGTTATCGCTGGCCGAATTATCCTGGTGGGCGGTCTGCAATCAGGTGGCTGATGCGCTTCCGGAGTCTGTATCGTGTCGTTCACTGGGATTACCGGTGGAAAAAATCCGCTCCGTATACCGTGAGAGTGACATCGTACCGGGAGAACAGACTGCCACCAGCATACTGAAGCAGCGCACAAAAAATATTGCGCTGCCACTTCACGTCCACCAGCAACAGCCCCCACTCCAGGAAAAGACGTTAGTAAGCATCGCCGTTGATCCGGAGTCTCCGGCTCAGTATCTCCAGCGCCAGAAACCACAACGGGAAGAGATGCCTGTATACACGCGCTGGGTAAAAACGCAGAAATGCATGACGTGCGGTAATCAGGCAGATGATCCGCATCACATCATTGGTCATGGCCTGGGAGGTATGGGAACAAAGGCTGATGATTTGTTTGTTATTCCGCTGTGCCGTAAATGTCATAACGAACTGCACGCCGGGGTAAAAGATTTTGAAGAAAAATACGGCAGCCAGCTGTTGTTGCTGATTCGTTTTTTAATGCACGCGAGAAATTCGGGTGTCCTGAAGTGGAAAGCATGAATGACTGAACGCATAGAATTTGTTTTGCCTTACCCGCCGACGGTGAATACCTACTGGCGACGTCATGGCAATACGTATTTCATCTCGGAGGCCGGAAAGCGTTATCGCCGTGATGTGGCGCTAATTGTTCGCCAGCAGCGGCTGAAATTAAACCTGTCCGGAAGACTGGCAATAAAAATTACTGCAGAGCCACCGGATAAGCGCCGCCGCGACCTGGACAATATCCTGAAGGCACCACTGGATGCGCTGACGCATGCCGGACTACTTATAGACGACGAGCAGTTTGATGAAATCAATATTGTGCGCGGTCAGCTCGTTCCTGGTGGGCGGCTGGGGATAAAAATCACAGAACTGGAGTGCGCATGAATAACCAGTATTTACAGTTTGTGCGTGAGCAGCTCATTATCGCCACCGCTGATTTGAGTGGGGCAACAAAAGGTCAGCTTGAAGCCTGGCAAGAGAATGCCATGTTCGATACAGGGCGTTACAGGCGTAAAAAAATCCGGTACCGCGATGAAGTGACTGGAAAAATGATAACGCGGGATAATCCACCAATCCCGGGAAAGCAATCGCTGGCGAAAGGTTCATCAATTGCCCTGGTCAGTCCGGTTGAGTTTTCGACATCATCATGGCGACGCGCCGTTCTGTCTCTTGAAGAGCATCAGAAGGCGTGGGTGCTGTGGGTATACAGTGAAAATCCGAGTTGGGATTATCAGGTGGTCATTGCGAAATGGGCGTGGGATAAGTTTCAGGTGCATTTTGGCACCAGAAAAATTACAGGGAAAACGCTTGAGCGTCTGAAGAAATTAATCTGGCTGGCGGCGCAGGATGTCAGGGGGAGGATTACTGGGCGTGACGTCTACCAGCGACAGGAACTTGCCAGACTGTGTGGAGTTAAGCCTGACAACTGGAGCCATAATTATGCGAACTACTGGCGTGAGATGTGCGACATTTTTAAGAAACTCGATACAGAATCCTTGATTTGCACCGTGAAAATGAGATCGCAACAAAAAGCGACCTTTTCACGACGAGATATTGCAAAAGTCAATTAAATCGCATACATTTTATGTAAATGTGATATTTTGCCGTATAGTGTGTAAACCCGCTTAAATGCGGGTTTTTTGCTTAACTCTGTGGACCTTTTTATCTGTAGTTGTAAGATATGGATATTCTTACAATTTAGGTCGGTGAGCTTAATGGAAGAACAGCACGGTAATTACTTTATAAAACGAATTCAGTTGATTGGAAGAGGTGCATTTGGCTTTGTTGAACACGTTAAGGTTTACAACCTCAACAAGGGTGAATGTGGGGATTATGCTAGAAAGGTTTTAGCCCCCGAAAAACCAGAGCTTTTGGCGCAAATAGAGCAGTTTAGAAGGCGTTTTAAAAGGGAGGTCGTGTATCAATCACATTGCGTACATAGCAATATTGTTCCTATTTATTTGTGCGATTTGTTTGCCGAGAATCCATGGTTCATTATGGATAAAGCAGAATGTGATCTTGAGCACGAAATAACGAACAACCTTCTTACAACAGATCAAAAAATTTCAATAGTGAAAATGGTATTAGATGGTGTAGCTCACATCCATGCGAAAGGCTATTTACACAGAGATATAAAACCATTTAATGTCTTGCGATTTAGCGACGGAACATACAAGGTGTCTGATTTTGGTCTGGTAAAAGATACAAATCCCGAAGGGGATACCACTAAATTGACCGAGATCGGTACCCGTATGGGAAGTACAAGATATATGGCTCCCGAGATTTTATATAATGCCGAGTATTCAGTTAAGACTGATATTTATGCGGTGGGGCGGTTAATTGAGGACTTAAATTTAGATGATAAAAAAATAAAGCCTATCATAGCGAAGTGTACCAGGATGGATAAAGATGATAGATATCAGACAATAGATGATGTGGCGTTTGATTTTGTGCATTCTTTTTTAAGGAGTGAGTCATGATTCAGCTGATAGCGACTTCATCATTCTCGTATCCAAAAGAACCAGGTAGGGTCAACGAAGATTCATTGCTTCCTCCCAAAATTGTAGGGGATGGCATCTTATTTGCCGTAGCTGATGGTGTAGGTTCATACACTGGTGCCAGTCAGGCTTCATCAATGGCAATTGCTGAACTTTCAGCATTGACAAGCTTATCTTTTGACACAGTTCCGGATGTATTTGATGAAGTTAAGCGAAAGGTTATGTCGTTAGCTGATGTTAATGATGAGTTCGATAAAGCTGCTACTACACTTACGTTTTGTTATGTTTGTGATAGCGGAATTATTATTGGTCATATTGGTGATTGTCGTTTGTATTGCATTGGAGAGAAGAAAGCATACCAATTGACGAAGGACGATACCAGGCATCAGATGCTAATTGATCAGAATATTTTTAAACCCAGAGATTTGAAGGATAAACCGGGCAAAAATATCTTAACGACGGCTATAGCCTCAAATGTTGATATGGAATACGACTGTGATTTTATCACATGGAAAGATTTACCTAGTATTAACGGGGTATATCATCTGTGTATCATGTCTGATGGGGTTCATAACGTTTGGGAAAAACGCCCCAGATTTACATCAAATACGATGAGTAATAGTCAGAAGTTTTCTAATGGCATTTTGCGTCGTATAGAGAGAGCCGGACCTGATGATGACTTTTCTTTAGTAAGTATAATGGTGCGTGTGACGTCAGATTAGTTGTATAAACTCAGTAGGGAATGCTAATTTCACATACAACATAGTTAAAGAAAACTTAATTTTAATGTAAAAAGGCTGCCCTCAGGCGGTCTTTTTATGCTCGAAAATTGATGCAGTACGTTAAACGCGCTGGTGGTTGCGAATACCGGTCTTTCAGCTTGCTGGTTTTTTAGACAAGAGTTATTGGTATGTCACGTTAACCAGAAAAGGGAAAAAGACATGCTAAAACAGCAGGATATGACCGAAACCGCCAGAGTGGTGTTTAATGAATTAAGCGTCACCGAACCGGCGACCGTCGGGGAAATTGCGCAGAATACTTACCTTTCACGCGAACGCTGCCAGTTAATACTGACTCAGCTTGTTATGGCGGGTCTGGCAGATTATCAGTTCGGTTGTTACAGACGCCTTCCTCAGTGAAGGTTTTTTAATTTGTGGTAATGGGCGGCTGGTGGGTGTTAGCGGCACCTGCCAGCCATCTGCTCATGCGTTGGGGTCACAAGCAAACCTCAGGCCCATCTGCTTTGCGCAAAAGCGGTATGAGCCTATCAGAGAAGTGCTTATTGATCTATGGCCAATACTGTAAAAATATCCAGTTGTGAGTTAATCAACGCTGATTGCCTGGAATTTATCCAGACCTTACCGGAAAATTCTGTCGATCTGATAGTCACAGACCCGCCATACTTTAAAGTGAAGCCCGAGGGCTGGGATAACCAGTGGGAGGGCGACGATGATTACCTGAAATGGCTGGACCAGTGTCTGGCGCAGTTCTGGCGGGTACTGAAGCCTGCCGGAAGTCTTTACCTGTTCTGTGGTCATCGCCTGGCATCTGACACCGAAATCATGATGCGTGAGCGCTTTAATGTGCTGAACCACATTATCTGGGCGAAGCCGTCCGGACGCTGGAACGGGTGCAATAAGGAAAGTCTGCGGGCGTATTTTCCGGCAACAGAGCGCATTCTGTTTGCAGAACATTATCAGGGACCGTATCGCCCGAAAGATGATGGCTATGTGGCACAGGGGCGCGAGCTAAAACAGCACGTCATGGCCCCGCTGATTTCTTACTTTCGTGATGCGCGTAAATCACTGGGAATAACGTCAAAACAGATAGCGGAAGCCACCGGAAAGAAAAACATGGCTTCGCACTGGTTTGGTACCAGTCAGTGGCAGTTACCGAACGAGGGTGATTACAACAAATTGCAGGCGTTGTTTGCGCGTGTTGCGGCAGAAAAACATCAGCGCGGGGAACTGGAAAAGCCACACCACCAGCTGGTCAGCACATACAGTGAGCTGAACCGGCAGTATACGGAACTGCTGAGTGAATATAAAAATTTGCGGCGGTATTTCGGTGTGACGGCGCAGGTTCCGTACACCGATGTCTGGACGCATAAACCGGTGCAGTACTATCCAGGGAAACATCCGTGCGAAAAACCGGCAGAAATGCTGCAGCAGATAATCAACGCGAGCAGTCGTCCGGGAGACCTGGTTGCAGATTTTTTTATGGGTTCAGGTTCAACGGTAAAAGCGGCGATGGCACTGGGGCGTTGTGCGATTGGTGTTGAGCTGGAGACAGGACGTTTTGAACAGACAGTCAGGGGAGTTCAGGATTTAATCGTTTGA